GAGAACTTTCAATACAAATATCTGCAAGGTGTTCCTCGCCAGTATACTGGTGACAGACGTTTGCTACAAAAACATATTAAAGAGATTTATGCTTCTAAAGGAACTTCGCGTGGTTTAGAACTATTGTTCCGCCTGTTGTTCAACGAAGACATAAATGTATATTTTCCTGGCGACGACGTAATAAAGCCTTCAGATGGTGACTTCTTTAAGCCACGATATCTTGAAATGCAATACAGTCCGTACTTGCAATTCTATGTCAACAAACTTATTACTGGACGTGTTTCTGGCGCAACAGCTATTGTCAATGATTATAGGTATTTCTTAAAAGAAAATAATCGTTTTGATGTTTTATATCTTTCTAATATTACAGGCGATTTTCAGGCTGGCGAAGAAATTGTCAACGAAACAGTATTAACAGAGCAAGAAATTGAAATCACAGAAAGTCCTATTGTTCGTGGATCGCTTTCTGATATTATCATAGTAGATGGTGGTGTTGGATTCTTTGTCGGTGATACGTTTACAGTAGACAGTTTTAAGAATGGTACTGATGCGAAAGCAGTTATCACTGACATAGTACAACGCGCTGGCTTTGTTACATTTGATGTTCGAAATGGCGGATACGGTTTTAGTAATGTATCGACACTAGAAACTGCAGGATTCGATGACGTTCTTTATTCAAGATATATGCCAAATATTGTATTGGAGCGCACCTCTGCTGATTTGACAGCAAATGGTGGATCTGGCACATTTACAAATAATGAGATTGTGGAAGGCAATTCTTCTGGTGCGTCTGGTAGGTTTGTTTCTGAATCTGGCGGAAGAGTTAATCTACGAAGAGTAGAGGGTAATTTTTCTACTGGTGAAACTATTAGTGGAGCTACTGCTACGCGCACGTTTACTGGCGAAGATCTTGTTTCCGAAGCTTCTTTCAAAGTCGGACATCTCTTAGAAACTCAGACTCGAGCACTGAGTGGCGTCAGAATAGAAGAAGCGTGCAACGTAGCTGTTTCTTGGTACAGAGATGGAACTGAAGTTATTGTCAAGCATCCGTTTCATTGTCTTCGCGACGGTGACTATGTAGTAGTAAAAACTTCTTCTGATGAAACCGCGCTACCAGCAAATGCTACGACACCAGTCGCCATACAACTATCAGACTTAGATTATTCAATCAATTCTACAGCCATGTATATTACTGCCAATGGTCACAACTATGACGGTGGCGATCAAATTATCATAAGAAGTTGTTCTAATAATACGCTAATACCACAAGAAACTAGATTTAATGTGGCAGTTTTTAATGCTAATGTATTTTTTATTCCTAAAACTGCAGCTGTTGCTAATACAGGAACAGTCAATATCAACGATTACTATACTATTACTGGATTAAACGCTGGTAATACTTCTGGTACAGCTACCATAGATATGACAATCGATGCGAATAACTATGGTGGATTCTGCGACCGAGCTGTTCTTATTGAAGATGGTGTTGTGAACGACTCGTTGAGTTTCGAACTTCCGACATCTAGTATGGATATCAACGAAGCCATTAAATTTGGTGATATTGAATTTGGAAAAATTGCAGACGAAAAGGCATTCCCTTCTGGTCTTTCTTCAGTATTCGGTGGCGAAGGATACAGAACAAACGTTCTTGTTTCTATTACTGATCCTATTATCTATGGTTTACGAATCAAAGGTGCCCCTAGAGAACTAACTGGACTAGTAACAATTGATAATACTGGTCTTGTTACAGGAACAGATACACGATTTACAAAAGAATTGGCAGTAGGATCTGAAGTTTATAGCGAACAATGGCCATCAATTTATAGAACAGTATCCAGTATAAGCAGCGATACTGTACTTCAGTTAAACGATGCATTCCGCGATACTGCTGGCAACGCACTTTCTGACATTACTCCTGAGCCTTTATTGGCTGTGACTTATTGGGGTAAGATTGATTTTCCTGCTACAGATTCAGTAGACGAAGCAGATGTATTTGGTGTTGCTGGATTTGGTAAAGGTGCTGCGAATAGATTAGCTGTTATTGATTCTGGTATTGGATATCAAGATGGTGAAACTTTGACTTTGTATAGTACAAAAGATTCTACCAAAACTATTTCTGCTATTGCTGTCGCACTAGAAGATGGCTTCGGCGAAGGTTATTTCAAGAGCAATAGAGGTTTTATAAGTTCTAATAAATATATTCATGATAATAACTATTATCAAGAATTTTCATATGAAGTTCAGTCAGGTATTTCTTTTGACAAGTATTCTGCTATTCTAAAAGAAATCTGGCACCCTGCTGGTGTTTCTAAATTTGGACGAGTTGTTGTCAATGATGTCAATAATTTAGAAGCAGAAACAGTCGACTTCTTAGTTGATTTCGGAAGAGAAACAAGTAGATCTACCAGCTTCTCTACAGAAACAATATTTACCACGACATTTAATACAGTATACGAAACAACTACGACAACAACATACGATACATCAATAGCAACAACAAAGAGTACAACCATAACAACTAATTTTGATAGTATTTTTACTACTAGTATAGCAACAGATACATCTAGATCTACAACATATAATACTTCGCTTTCTACTGAAGTATCAACAGGTACGTTTACTGCAACAACGTTTAATACAACTACATCTACGGTTGATTTTGATACTACGCTCGGAACAAGATTTACAACGTCTAAGTCTACAGCAACAAGTAGAACTACTACAACAAACACTCTAAGCGTGTATAATACGATATTTGCTACCACCATAAATACTGATACTTCGCGAGATACAAATAGAGATACTGTTTATAATACTAATTTCCAAACATCTAGAGATACGTTGACTTCGACTACATTTAATACAACTTATGACGCAACGTTCGCAGAAACAAGCAGATCAACGACTATCGATACTCTAACCGCCACGGTGTATAACACTACATATGGTACAGCTTCTTCTCGTTCTACAACAAGATCTACAGTGTATGGAACTAATTTTCAAACATTATATGCAACAACCACTACGTTTAATACAAGTATTGCCACAAGTAAATCTACTACATTCAATACAATATATGCAACATCATACAATACAAACAGAACAACAGATGATGATACGGGAACAACAATTTCAACGTCGACTACATTCAATACAATATATGAATTGGGAACCACAGTTGAAACTAGCAGAAATACCGATACATCATATGATAGTTACACCACTGTCTCGACGTCTAGAAGCACCGATATTGATACAACAACCTCGCGCTCGACGGCTTTCTTCACCAGCACCGCCATTCAAACGGAATAAAAAATGAGTAAAGTATTTTCAAAACTTAAAAGAACTTCTATTACTGAATTAGTTAATTCGGTGAATCAAAGAACTATTGCATCAGTAGGCATTGAAAATAGGGGCACTAACTATGCCGTAAATGACATATTACAGATTGCTGGCGGAACTATCCTTAAAGTAACAGCGATTGGATCGGCTGGTAATGTTTCTACAATCAATGTTGCTTCTGGTGGAACATATACTAACTTTGTCGCTTTGTCTAACGTAGCTGTATATGATGTTGCGAATGCTGTTGCTAACAGCACATATGGTGGCCAACAAACAGTTTCTGGTGCTAATCTTAGAATCAACGTGGTTTTAGACACAAACGCAGTAAATACAAATAGATTTTATCTTTTGGCTTCGGGAACTCCTGAAGTTGAAACTGTAGCTGTAGAAAAAGAATCTGAATATGACGGCAGTTTACTTGTTTGGGATCAAGCTATTTTTGCAAAAGAAGCAGATTTAATTCCTATGGTAAGAAGAGTCACTTGGGAAGCCAACACTTTTTATTCAGCTTATGATGACAAAGACGAATTATTAAGTACAAAAGACTTTTTTGTTATTGATACTGTTTCTAGAGAAATATACAAATGTATTGACAATGGAGCCACAGTAATCAATCCTTCTCCTCGTTCTAATGTTAATCCTAGTAGCGGTGTACCAAGACTAGGAACTCCAGTTAGATTAGGTGCCGATGGATATACTTGGTTGTATATGGGAACTCTAAAAGAAGAAACAGACGTTCTATTTGGAACATCTTCTTATTTTCCTGTTGAAGAATACGCCAATACTAAAAACGCTGCAATAAACGGTGGATTATTCTCGATTCGTGTAGAGGATGTAGGTGACAATTACATTACTGATAGCGGAACTATATTAGATCCAGGTTCTTCTACAAATAGAGTTCGTTTGAATAAGTTATTAAGTAATCCTTCATATTATGCTAACTGCGGTATTAAAATCGCAAACACGTCTGGTGGAGTCGAAGTTAAACGAATTAATCAAATTAGCCCTGTTAATGTTGGTGGCACACCATACTCAGAAGTTTCTTTACAAGGAACAGAAAACTTTACGGCTGGTTTTTTACAAACTGGACAAGCATATACTATTTCTCCTTTTGTTGAGATTGATAGTTATTCTGGAAGTGGAGCAGTTGCATATTCTGTGGTTGCAGACGACGGAAGTATAGAACGTATTGAACTTGTAAATTATGGTACAGGATATAAAGACGCGACTGCCGTTATAGGTGCTGCTTCTGGGATAGGAACAGGCGCGACCCTAAGACCTATAATTTCTCCTGGAAATGGCCATGGCTCTCATATTTTTGATGAACTTTATGTCGATTCCGTAGGTATTTCTTGTAAATTTGACAACGAATCCTTCGTAAGAGAAGCTAAATATAGTACCCTTGCTTTATTAAAAAATCCAACTTATGCCAATGGCTCGCCTTACTATGATAACTCGTTTAATCAAGTCATAAAAATTCCATTGGGTGATGTAACTTCAGGTAATTTTGAGGTCGGAGAATTGGTTGTTGGAAGTAATCTTAATGCAAATACCAGTCGTTATCCTTCTGCTTATGTGGCTTATGCTAATTCTTCGTTATTGATGGTTACTGGAGCAAAAGGTATGTTTGTTCATAGTTCTACGATAACTGGGCAAGATTCTAATAAATCAGTATCAACAGCGAGTTTAGTAAACTGGGATAATTATTTTGACACTTTGCCCTCAAACACTGCGGTTGGTTCAAATGATTATGATGTAAAACTATACTCTGGTGATATTTTGTATATTAAAAATGCACAATCAGTCACTAGATCTGCAGACAGTCAAATAAACGAACAAATTAAAATAGTAATTAAACTCTAACGGAGTAATATAAAAAATGCCATTGGATATAGCAAATACAGTTCTAGCGTCGGCGCCATATTATGACGACTTTGACGAAGATAAAAAATATCACAGAATTCTTTTCAGACCATCTGTTCCTCTTCAAGCACGCGAACTAAACCAAGCGCAATCAATTTTGCAGAATCAAATCGAACGATTTGGCGATTACGTGGTTCAATCTGGTTCTATTGTCAAGAGCGATGGTAGTTTAGAAACGATTCCTGCTGCCAAATTTATATCAGTAGCAGATAACTCTGATACCGAAAATCCTGATTACGTCGGCGCGACTATTGTTGGCGCGAACACTGGCGTAGAAGCGGTCATTTTAACTGGTATTGATGGATATTTTGCTTCTTCTCGCCCTTCCAAATTTTTTATAATTTACACAAAATCTGGTCGTGATGCAACAGGTAATACTGTCTACACTTTCCAAGCTGGTATCAATGGAGATCCAGGCGAAACATTACAAATTTATGGTGATACCAATTTATACAAAGGTCAAACAGTTGTAACAGTCAGTGCCAGTGTTTCTAATAGCGATTTTGCTTCTGGTGGCGGATATGCTCTTGGTACTGAATTCTTCGGCGGAACTTCTTCTGCAACAGGTAAGGTTTATTATGGCGAAGCGTCTACCAAAACTATTATCCTTGAAGATGTTCGTGGTAGCTTTGTTTCTGGTGAAACTATTTACTCAAAAGCAAATACACAAATATCAACGACCTTAACTTCTGTAGGAAGTGCACTCTTAGAAGATACTGGATCTTTAATTGGTACTTCAAGAATGTTAAGTCCGAACACGGCGCTGAATTATGAAGCGACAGGTTCAGCATATTGTGTACGCGTCCCAGAAGCTATTGTATATCAAAAAGGTTTTTTCATCAAAACTGAAGATCAAGTTTTGGTAATAAATTCTGTGTCTGGTGGAGCAATATCTGCAGCTGGCCAAGTTGTAGGTTATGAAACAGAAGAATTAATCGTTACAGAATATGCGGACAATACGCTATATGATAATGCTGGAGGATTTTCTAACGAAGCTGCTCCAGGCGCGCACCGCTTGCAGCTACAAACATCACTTGTCGCTTATGTAAAAGATGACATTCCAACTGACACTAACTTCTTCCCTGTTGCTGAGTTTGGTCCTACTGGTGTTTTGTATATTAAAGATGACGCTGAATTTGGAGCAATAGGTCGTACCATTGCCACTAGAACTTACGAAGAATCTGGCCACTATACAGTAAATCCATTTAATGTAAGAACAGAAACAAACGATAAATCACAATTATTAGTAGAAGACGGCAAAACAAGATTGGGCGATTTTAAGTATGTCATATCTGATGGTTTAGCTTATGTTGGTGGTAATCGCGTCGAAACTTTATCACCATACGAATTAGTTGTTGATAGAGCAACTGAAACATTATCAGATACACAACAACTTTTAACAACTACATTTGGCGATTACATTTATGTCGACCAAATTCGTGGTTATTTTCCTTCTTCTGGTTTTGCGTCAGTTACATTGTACGACAATACATCAAAAGCTGTAACGAGTAATTTTGATATTGCTTCTAGTTCGCCAGTAGGTAATGCTATTGGTACTGCTAATATTCGCGATATTGTTTATGATAGCGGAGTGAAAGGTAGTCCGTCTGGTCGATACAAATTGTATTTGATTGATATTAAACTAGACGCTGGAAAGTCACTAAGACAAGTAAAATCTGTCTATTACACTTCTGGTGGAGTAAAAGCATTCGCCGACGTTGCAGTAGATCCAGTATTAAAATCTATAAAAACCATCAATACAACACCAATTAGTGGCGGAACAGGTTATGTGATTGGTGATGTTGTTGCTGTTGTTGGCGGTAACGGAAAACCAGCTTATGTGCAAATTGATGCTATAACAGGAAATGGCGTAGCTTCTACTGTTTCTTTATATGATGTTGGTTCTTACATCGCTGCGCCATCTGGAACTGTTTCTACTTCCTATGATGGAGCAGGTGCAGGATTGACTGTTAGTATTACTGCAATAGAAAATAAACCACTAAACAATTTGCAAGAAACAGAATATTCTAAAGCTGTATTTCCTTTATCTAGAAGAGCCATTAAAAATCTTCGTAGCGCAAGTGGTGCTGCCGAAACAACTTATTACTATACAGCAGAAGCAGTTGGCAATGTAGCAACAACAGGTATCGCTAACTTCGATTTCGCACTATCAAATACTATCTTAGGATGGACTGACGCTTCTGACTTATCAGAAGCAAAAATTGATTTAATTGTTACTGGTAGTGCTAATATTGAAACTAGCAGTTTGTCTGGTACTGTTAGCGCGACTACTTCTACAACTGTTACAGGTAGCGGAACTTCTTTCTTAACTGACTTCCAAAACGGTGAAGTTATCAAACAAGGAGCCAATTCTGCAGTAATTGTTTCTGTCGTTGATGATGATACGTTAATCGTAGGCAGTGCAGTTACATTTAGCGGAGCATATAGCAGAATTCATCCTCGCGGTTCTGTGATTAGTCTCGGAACGTCAACTCGAGATATTACAAATATTAATGTAAATGACGGATCATTCTCAGTAGATCTTGGTTCTGCCACTACTGCCTCTATACAGACTACTGCGCGTGTTTTATTGAAGAAAACTAATTCTAGCGCATTAAAGAAAGACGTTACACGAAATGTAAAAGTTCGTCTATATGAAGGACAACTATCTGGTAAAGTCAACGGTTCTGGAACTACTATTACTGCAGGCGACGGATTAACATTATTCCAAAGAGAACTAAATGTCGGCAACATTATTCAAGTTTCGAATAGCAGCACAAGTCAAATCAGAAGCATTACAGCAATCGCGAGTAATACCTCGCTAACAGTAAATGCTGCGTTTAATACTGCTTTGGTTAATGCTTCCTCGAATGTTGTTTATTCTGTTGTAAATCCAACTGGAATCTGGTCGCTTGGTTTCCCAGATGTAATTAAAGTTAATAGCATTAAACAATCAACAGGTATTTCTGAATCTACTGATGTTGGTCCAGATATGTCAAGAAACTTTATCATAGATTTTGGACAAAGAGACACATACTATGATCACGCCACTCTAAGGCTAAAGAATAATTCTTCCTTTAATATGAATGGAAAACCATTGATTGTAGATATGGATGTGTTGACTGTCAATTCAAATATCAATTCTGGATACTTTACAGTTGAATCTTATCCTATTGACGATTCTGATACTAACGCCAGTACAACTATTAAAACTTGGGAAATTCCAGTTTATTATTCTGCTACTGCTGGTAAAAATATTGATTTGCGAGATGTAATCGATTTCCGACCTGTTAAGACGAAGACAGCAAACTTAACTGTTACTGCTAATACTGCAACAGTTAATCCTATTTACGAACCAACAACTGTCAGTGGTGTAACAGAGTTTACTAATCTCACCAGTAGTCAGAAACCTTTCCCAGGATATAATCTTCAGCATAATATTACCTATTACCTGCCGAGAAGAGATTTGGTAGTTGTTTCTAATAAAGGAAATATAGAAGTAATTAGAGGAACTGCTGGTATTAATCCTAAATTTGACGAAACGTATGATAGCAAATATGTCATGCCTATCGCAAAGGTTAATGTTCCTCCATATCCATCTTTGACTATTCCAGAGGTTAGAAATTCTGGAAGAAAAGATTATGCCATTACTATTAACAATATTGACAACCGTCGTTTCACCATGAAAGATATCGCAGCTATTGAACAGCGCGTTTCTACTCTTGAATATACGACTGTTCTTTCTATGCTTGAAAAAACTGCATTGTCTACTCCAATTATCGGCGAAGATGGTACAGATAGATTCAAAAATGGTTTCTTTGTAGATGGTTTTGACAACACCGCATACGTAGATTACAAAGCAGGGCATAGTTTAGTTATCGATGAATCCCAAGGTGTAGGCAGATCTCCGTATTCTTTAGAATATGTCGATTTAGAGATGTCGCGCCCATACGCAGCAAATTCATCTATTACAAATGATGAATTTTCTGATATTGCTTGGAATAAAGATTTCGTAACGATTTCTTATAGCCAAGAAATTATTATGCAGCATGCTTCTGCTTCTAAAGGTCTATTTGTTGACGCTACTATTAATTATAATGGTACGGTTGAACTGTCACCGAATAGATTTATTGACGTAGAAGAAACAACAAAATATCCAACTCCTCCTGAATCAATCAGCAATACCGATACGTATTATACTGGAACAAATCAGAATAATACAACTGCAACAAATGCTACTTCTTATCCACCTGATAGGACTACAAAGTTTATTGCTCGTGGATTATTGCCAAATTCTAGACATTGGATTAGTATAGGTCGAAGTGATATTTCTGACAAAGCAGTACAAGGAAGAATTGATTCTGCAACTAAGATAGTAGAAAATGTTGTTGTTGATGGTTTACTCGGTAGTCCGATTTATTCTAATGCCGAGGGTGTGATATATGGTATCGTAAACATTCCTGGAATTGTTCCTATTGGAACGCACACGTTGAATGTTACGGGCAAGCACATTAATGAATTAGATCAGTTCTCTACTGCATCTGGTTCGTTTATTGTAGGAAAAGTGACAATTCTTCCGCCACCGCCACCACCTCCTCCACCACCGCCACCACCTCCTCCGCCACCACCTCCTAATCCAGGAGATCCTGATCCACCACCGCCACCACCGCCACCACCTCCTGGTTCGTTGGTTGCTGATTTTGATGTAGAAGGTGCTCTGTCTATTGATGAGTCTAAACAATTCCATACTCTAACATTTATAGATAAAACTAATCGTTCGATTCCAGATGGTTTTGTCGCGATAGCTCCAGAAACTTATGAATGGACGTTTATTGTTAATGGAACAAGTTGCGTCACCGCCAGTAAACTGACTAGTGATGCTGCTGGTCCGCATACAATTAACTATACCATTCCAACTAAGGGCGAAACATTTACTGTTAAGTTAAAAGTTACCAATGCTACTTTGAATAGAGTATCAGAATATAGCAAACAGATTACGTTGGCTCGTCACGTATCAAGCACAAATCCTGTTAAATTGACAGTGTATCGTCATGTTCCAGGAGACAATAATAATTACAATCTACCAGAAATAGGTGCTATCGTAAAGCCTTCTGATGGAGTAATTCATTTAGATTTTAATAGTTCTAGAACAACTGGTAATGCTACATTCATTACTCTATCTTCTACGACGATGGGAAATGCAGGAATAAGTAATTCGTCTGCTTGGTTTACTTACGCAGACGTTGGAGTTTCTTTCCAAGAGAATGATTGTACCAAGCAAAATAATGGTAATTCTAGATTGTCTGTTAAGTGGGGCACTAGCGGAACTGCTAATTCTGGAATCGTGCGCGTAGATGTTAGATATCAAGGAAATAGCGATATCAAACTTACTCGATTTATTATTTTTAGCGATACTACTGATGCTAACACTATTTGTACTCCTATTTCAGAACGCCCAATTGACTTACCAGATGGATATTGGCAAATATCCCGCGTTGGAGATGAAGGGAATTTCGTTTATTATTCACCACCACCAATATACACAATTATAGATAATCAAATTTATGCAGATGGAAAGCCTATAATCGGCGTCACCCAGGATGTGGTGATTCAAATGACTAATGAACAATTTTAAGGATAACAAATGGTAACTACAGGCATTAAACAAACTACAGATACTGGAAGATTTATCGCTCAGTCGTTTATGGTTCCAACACCAAACGATGTGGCTGGTGCATATGTAACCAAAGTTGACTTATTCTTCAAAGAAAAAGTTGCTCTATCGCAAGTAAAAATATTCCTTGCAGAAGTAGTAAACAATGTTCCAGATACAAATAAAATTGTACCAGGAACAGTGGTGTATGTCAACTCAGGAAACATTACTGTTTCTTCTGGTGGAACTTCTGCGACTACTTTTAATTTTGCCAAACCAATCTTTCTCAGTTCCACCGAACAATACGCTATTTGCGTACAAACACCAGCAAAAGATTTTGTGCTCTGGGGTTCTGCGATAGGAGATATTGATATTGCTTCTGGTAAAAATCTTGGTTCTAATCCTATGGTCGATAAATTGTATTATCGCGAAACTAATGGTTCGTTTTCTGTTGTACAAAATGAATCTATGAAATTTAATTTATATCGAGCCAAATTTGATACAAATGTGACTGGTGCTGCTGTTCTTAGACCAAAACAGAACTATGAATACATTCTAATGAAGTCGTTTCAAACTGGCAAAACTCGTTCGGTAATGCCAACAGGATTAGAAAAGATTTACAAATACTCTGCAACTTCTTCTAATTGGGAATATCTTGGTGATTTTGTTTCTATGCATAGAGTAGCAGATATTGATACTGAGAAATTCTTAGTTGTAGTCGATAATAAATCAGCGACAGAAACAGTTGCAGCTAACGATGTAATTAAAATTATTCGCGAAGAGTATGCTGCAGCCAATACACAAACTGGCGTTAGTGGAAGCACAGTTACATATACTACTAATTTTTCTAAAGTAGAAACTGAATTTCTCGATGGAGAAATTGAAGCTATTAAAGATTATGAATATCATTCATTGCTACCTCGTTTAGATATTGATCTAAAATCTGGAAGCAGTGTTAATTTTTCTGCTAAGGCGACCAAGAAAAATGGCGCCAGTTTTATCAGAGATGAAGTAGAATATACTGTTTCTCCTTCAGCTGAAAAACCATTTTCAGATCAAGCTAGATATTTGCCAAGTAAGTCTAATAAATCATTCTCTAGCAGCGCGTTAGAAATTACAGCTTATATGACCGCGCAGAATGATTTTTGTGCGCCTATCATTAGTCTAGATGCTAGTCGTGCTCTTATGATTACCAACGTCATTAACTCTGATTCAGATATTCTTACCAATCCAGCCAATGAAACCACTGATACTGAATTGACATCTAACGGAAAAGCGGTTGCGAGATATGTCACTAAGACAATAACTCTTGCAGAAGGAATGGATGCAGAGGATATTCGTGTATTTGTTTCTGCTTATAAACCACCTAGAACTAATGTCAGAGTGTATGCTAGATTCCAGAACGCTGAAGATAATAGTAAATCAATTCTAGACACACCTTGGATTAAATTAGAACAGGTTACAAATGAATCTGCTTTTAGTGATTCTAGAAATCCTAATAATTATATTGAATATGAATATAAGTTATCTGATGCAAATAAATCCAATGGTGTATTAACATACAATGATTCTGATGGTAACGATTATCTTGGATATAAACGATATTCTATTAAAATTGTCTTAACTGCAGACGATGAATATGAATTTAATCCTCCAAAAATCACGGATCTAAAAGTTATCGCTCTACAAAAATAATATGTCAAAATCGTTATTAAAAATAGAAGACTCTCCTGACCTATTGAAAGATATAGAGTCAGGAGCAGTACTAAATACTAATGTTAATGCGCTTCGTGCTTACAAAGCTAAAAAGGCGCACAGCTCTAACCTAGAAAATAAAGTAAACTCTATGGAAAAAGAGTTAAAAGAAATTAAAGAATTGTTACTTGCAGTTCTAACAACATCTTCGGAGAAGAGGTAAATGGCAAAAATTATCAGCAATGTTGAGTTGACTCAGACTTTTAGCGCGTGGGTAGATAAAACCAACGAAACGGCAAGCGCATTCGCGAATGCTGTGACGGTTGACGCGCTCTTTCCGATAGGAACCGCTGGTGTAAACGGTACATTTATAGCTAACACTCTAACAGTTACGACTGGAGTGCTAACTGCAAACGCCAGTGCAAACATTGTGGGTTCTGCCAATGTTACAGTAGCTGTCAATGTCGGAGCAAATGTAACTGCAAATACCTCGGCATTAAAAGTCGGCAACAGCACTGTAAACTCTATAATTACTTCAACCACTGCGTCTGTTGGTTCTAACGTAGTCGCTAATACCTCTGCGTTGTTGATTGGTAACAGTTCGGTAAATACTGTAATTACTGCTGATTCTGCTTCTCTTGGTAATACAACTGTAACTGGTTTCGCTAATGTATCTTCTACACTAGCAGCTGGAAATACAACTATAACTGGTTTCGCTAATGTATCTTCTACACTAGCAGCTGGAAATACAACCATCACTGGCTTTGCTAATGTATCTTCTACATTGGCTGCTGGAAATACAACTGTAACTGGTTTCGCTAACGTATCTTCTACAT